ATATGTTTCATCTGCGCGGCATGGGCGAAAGCGTCGTCGGTATGAACGTAATCGCCTATGCGGCCGAGTCGCTCGGTTGGGCGAAGGCCGTGCAAATGTTCGGTGCCGGCTTTTTCGGCGAGGGTGCAACACCGGCCGGCGTCGTGATGATGAAAAAGCCGCTGACGCCGGATGGTCTTGCCGCGTTGAAGAAGGAATTTCAGCGGGTCTATAGCGGCGCCAAGAATGCAGGCAAGACGGCGTTTCTTGACAATGACATGGAGTATAAGCCGCTCACAGTTGACCCTGACAAAGGGCAGTTTATCGAGACGAACCAATTTTTGATAGATGAAGTTTGTCGCTGGTTTGGAGTCCCTCCACATAAAATCTATAAGTTGTTGAATGCGACGTTCTCGAATATTGAGCACCAATCTATCGAGGTGGTGACGGATAGTCTGCGGCCTTGGTCGCATCGGTTCGAAGATGAGGCGAAATTCAAACTGCTTGGAAACAACCGCGCCGGATATTCGAATAAGATCAATCTTAAGGGGCTGTTGACAGGTGATACCAAAACCCGTCTTGATTGGTATCGTGGCTTGCGTGAGATCGGCGTGTTGAATGCTGACGATATCTTACGGCTGGAAGATATGCCCTTGATCGGTGAGGCAGGCGGCGGTGAAAAGCGGGTCATGCAATCCCAATATACGACCCTCGATAAAATCGGCGAGATTCCTACGCCGGTTAATGGTCCGGCGCCAGCCGCGCCGACGCCCGCGCCGGAACCGGACCCAACGCCGGACCCTGTAACGCCGGAACCAGATCAGGCGGCCGCGCGTGAGCTTGCACGGCGGGCGAACATGGCGGCGAGCGGTGCCGCGACGCTCGAATATGTCAACTCGCTTTACGGGTGCTGATCGATGACGAAAAAGTTAGCCGTGGTGCCGATTCATCCTGACGCCATTCCGATGCCGGCGGTGGTCGTGCCGGCGAGCTGGGAAGATGCTTTCGCGATGATGTCGGATCGTATGGCGCGGGTCGTCGGGCGCCAAGCGGCGGAGATCAAGGGGCTGAAAGACGACCTTGCGGACGCGCGCGGGGTGATCGCGGCTGGCGCTAAGACCGTGACCGATCTCACCGTGACGATTGCCGGGCTTGCGGCCGCCTTGGAAGTCCAGGACACCGCCACGAAGGCGCAAGGGCACCACGGAGTCGATCTGGTCGCCACGGTGGACGAAATTCGCGGGCGGACAGACGAACTAGTCCAGTCGGTCGAGCGGATGGTCATGCGCGCCGACGAGATCGCCGGCAACGTCGTGGCGGCCGGCGTGCGCGACCAGGCACAGAGCGAGCGTATTGACGCGCTGGCGGCCGTTGTTGACATGCGGGGCGTGGATGCGCGCGAGCAGGCAACCAGGGTCGAACGGCTCGCCGAGGCGATCGAGGCGGCTGGCGTGCGTGGTGGGGATCTGATCCAAGAATTTGCCAATGAAGCGGCTGCGCGCGCGGACAGCATTGTCGGTAAGCTTACAGCGCTGGTGGAGGATTATGCGGAAACGGCGAGCGGTGAGGATGCGGCGTTGACCGCTCGTCTCGACGAAGTGGTTAGGATTGCCGATATTGCGGCGAGCGTGACGGAAGCGCTTTCCCATGAATTCCAGGTCGCTGGTGTGGCAGGTCGAGAACTATCTGTGCGGGTGGACGAAGTTCGCGGGCGGACAGATGGACTCGTCCAGACCGTCGACCAGATGACCGCGCAGGCTGACCAGCTTCTAGGCGCGGTCAAAGCCGCCACCACGATTGCCGAGGATGCGGCCGGGCGGGTCGATGAGGTCGCGGACCTGGTCGACAAGCAAACCGGCGAGCTGCGCGCGGCGATCAAAGACCAAGGCGAACAGGGTGTCCGCGTCGGCGCGGTCGAAGAAACCGTTATCGGTTTTGTCTCCAGTGCGGCCGCGCTCGCGCGCGAGATCCGCACGATTGACGAAGGGTTCAAGACCGGCGTTGCGGCGATCGCGGCCGTTGAAGATCAATCACGCGATGCACTGCGCCGTGTGACCATCGCGCTTGACCAGATGCCGGCCGGATTCATGATCGACCAGGTAGGTGTACTCAATCGGGTCAATCGTGCCGGCGATATGACACCGCTTGGAACCGTGGTCGGTCGTGCCAAAGACGGGACATCCCCGGCGCAGATCGTCGCGACCCGGATCGAGAACGACCGGTTCGTGATGACGTTGTCGGACCGGAGCGAGATCGGTTGTGCGATGCCGCGTGCGGTCGAGGTGGTGCGGGAACCGGACCCAACAGAACCGACCGAACTTGGGTATCTTTCCAAAGACGTCAAAATTCGCGCGGTTCAGGTCGAGGACATGACCAGGATGCGCGCGGCGAAGAAAAACTTTAAAGAGATCGCGGCGAAATATGCGATTTCCGAACGGCAAGCGGCACGATTGATCAAAGGGTTCAACGATGAAAAACCATCTGACAGATAAACAATATGATGATGCGGTGAACTTCGTTGGTCGGAATCGTCCTGGCAATTATTCGATGTTCGCATGTACCGATAAACCATCAACCATTACCGCCCGCATCATTAACGCGAAGGAAAAGCGCGGCGAAATTATGATGTACGGAACCATCGGAATGGATTGGTTCGGCGAAGGCATTACGGCCAAATCATTCGCGAAGGAACTAAAATCGCTTGGTGATATCACGGCGCTTGACCTGCGGATTAACAGCGAAGGCGGTGCCGTTTATGATGCGCGGGCGATCTACACCCTTCTGACGGAGCATAAAGCGCGTGTCGATGTGCATGTCGACGGCCTCGCCGCGTCGGCTGCGTCGTTCATCGCAATGGCAGGTGACACGATCGCGGTTGCTGAGAGCGGATTTTTCATGATCCATAACGCGCGGATGGTGGCGGCGGGAACCGCTGAGGATTTCGAGGCGGCGGCGGAGTTCCTTCGAACAGTCAATCGGACAATTGCCGACACATACATGGCCAGAACCGGCAATAATGCCGATAAAATTAAAAAATGGATGGATACTGAAACTTGGTTTACTGGTCAGGAAGCGCTTGACGCGGGTTTTGCGACAAGCATAGTAAAAAATAAGACGCAGGACGCGACAGCGAAAATTACGGTCAGCCCGGTTTTCAATTACACGAATGTGCCGGCGGCTTTAAGGGTAAATCGCTCCAGGGCGTTGGCGCTTCTCGGACGAAATTAAAACGGGGTTTCCGTATGAAACGACATTTTCATTTTATGCCCGAATTTCCGGAAATCCCGGCGGGTCTGTTCATGCTGGCGCCTGTGTCGAATGACGCGCGTCAAACGAAGCTCGTTGCGATGAAAGAGGAAGCCGGCGACCTGGCGACCGAAAATGAAGCAATCGTCGAAGCGGCGGACGAAGCTAACCGGGACCTCACCGCTGACGAGCTGAAAACCATTACGGCGAACAGCACGCGCATCGAAACGCTGACTGCTCAAATCAATGCGCGCGAAAATCTGAAACCTGTCACGACAGGGCGTAAGACATCGCCGGAACCGCAAGACATCACCGCCGGCCGCCGTAAGCCGACCACGGTTCCCGCTTCGCCGCGTGACCCGAAAGACGCCAAAACCCACGGGTTCGACAATTTCGGTACTTTCGCGCAATTCGTTCATACCGCGCAGGTTGATGAAGGCCGGGCCGGCGATGGCGCGCGCGAGCGACTGAACAACGCGGCGACCACTTTCGGCAACGAAGGTGTTGGCGGCGATGGCGGTTTCGTGGTTCCGCCCGATTTCCGCAATCAGATCTGGACCAAAGTCACCGGCGAGGATTCGTTGCTGGTCCGGACGGAAGGGCTGGTAACGTCGTCCAACTCGATCACCATTCCGGCCGATGAAACCGCGCCTTGGGATACCACTAACGGTATTCAAGCCTATTGGGAAAGCGAAGGCGGTGCCAAAACGCCAAGCAAGCCTGCTTTCGAACCCAAGACCGCGCGGCTGAACAAGCTTATCTGCTTCGTGCCGGTGACGGACGAACTGCTTGAAGACGCACCGGCGCTTGAAGGCTGGTTGCGGACGAAAGCTCCGCAGAAAATGGTGTCGAAGCTCAACACCGCGATCATTCGCGGAACCGGTGTCGGCCAGCCGTTCGGCATCATGAACGCCGGGTCCCTGGTTACGATCTCGAAAGAGATTTCCCAGAACGCGGACAGCGTTGTCGGTGCCAACATTGCGAAGATGTGGGCGCGCCTCTATGCGCCGCTCCGTCGGAATGCGGTATGGTTGATCAATCAGGACATCGAGCCGCAGCTTGATTTTCTGGCATTCCCGGATTCGAATTCGGGTTTCCCCGTTCCGCTGTATGTTCCGCAAGGCGGCCTGTCGGCGGCGCCGTTCTCGACGCTCAAGGGTCGACCGGTCGTGCCGGTCGAAGCAATGTCGACCCTCGGCGATGTCGGCGACATCATCCTAACCGATCTGTCACAATATATGACGGTGACGAAGGGGACGGATGTTCGCACGGACGTTTCCATTCATCTGTACTTCGACCAGGACATCACGGCATTCCGGTTTGTTTTCCGGGTGACTGGTCAGCCGATGTGGAAGAACACGCTTGCACCGCAATTCGGAAACAACACGCGGTCATGGGCGGTGGCACTGGAGAACCGCACCTAATATTTGTGGTGAAGCCTAAGCCGGTTGTTCAATTCGGGGCAACTGGTACCGGGGTCTGACCCTGTGACCATCTAAAAGGACTGTGTGTTATGCCCGAATCTTGGAATTATCATCTTCTCGAAGTCGCGACGATTGTGAACCTATTTGGTGCGGCCGCGCCGTCAAGCTCGACGGCCGAACGATTCAGCATGAAGGGTTTCGAGCGCGCCGCGATTATTATCTGTCAGAACAAATCGGCCGGCAACGGTTCGGTGATTGCGATGAACCAATCTACCGATGTTGCCGGCACTGGCGCCAAAGCACTCGCGTTTACGAAAGCGTTTCGGTCGCTCGCCAACGGCACGCAGGCGGCACCGGTCAACACGTGGGCATCGTTCACCGTGGCGGCGAATACCTTCACGACCGACGCGACGAACAGCGTTCGCGATATGTACATGATCGACGTCAAGCGTGAAGATCTCGACTTTAAGAACGATTTTGACTGCGTTGAGCTGACCATTGGTAACGCCGCGTCCAACGTTATCCAGGCAATCGCCGTTCTGCTCGGCGCGCGTTTCGGTGGTTTCCCAACGGTCGACACCGGCATCGCGAACTAACTCGGCGCCTTCCGAACCTAAATTCCCCGGTGGCAAACGATCGCCATCGGGGTGATATTAAAATCTGATAGCAGCCGGCGTTTGTGTCGGTCTTTTTTGGTGGGTGATATGCCAAGAATTGAATTTATCGAAGATGCTGAATACGACGTTGCGAACGAAGACGGGACCCGGCGAACGGTCAGGATTTCTAAAGGCAGCGTTCAAGACGTCAATGAAGCCAGCGCGGCGCGTTGGGAACGGCGCAGCAAAGTGCGGCGCATCCTGTCCCAGATTGAGCAGGCGACGAACCTGGCGATACCGCTCGCACCAGGTGTCGAGGCTGTGGTACCGCCCGCACCAGGTGTCGAGGCTGTGGTACCGCTCGCACCGCCCGCGCCGTTGGTCGACCCGGTTGCGCCTTTTGCTCCGCCTCCACCACCGCCACCGCCCGCAGTCGAAGTACCCAAGCGTCAAGTCGGACGGCCGCGTATTGATAGGACGGAAAAACCATAGTCCACCGCGACACCTTCCCGGACTGGCGCGGCGAAACCGTTCTAGTCCTCGGCGCTGGCATGTCGGCCAAGGAAGTTGCGGCGACGCTCCGGCCGGGCGCGGTCCGGGTGATCGCGATAAACCGGTCGTTCGAACTGATGTCATCGGCCGAAGTCCTATATGCGGCCGATTCAGGGTTCTGGCGCGCGTACCCGCGCGCGCGAAAGTTCGACGGTTGGCGGTTCTGCGCCGACGATCACATTCGCTATCTAGACGCAGGCGTCTACCCTGTGACCATAGCCAAAGGGCCGACGAAACTGCGGCTTACGGAAATGATCCGGCGGCCGGTCGGTACCGTCGGTTATGGTGGCAATTCAGGATTTCAGGCGGTTAATCTCGCGGCGCAGTTTGGGGCGTCTAAGATCCTGCTTTGCCTCGATTATGGTGGGGCGCACTGGCATCCGGATCATGGGCCGGGACTTCGCAACCCAAGACCGGCGGAGTTTAAGCAATGGGCGAACGATCTCGACCGGCAAGCTGGAATTCTAAGGTCGTGGGGAATTGAAGTCTTAAACGTCGCACGAAATAGTATTCTGAGAGCTTATCCATATGCCGACTGCGGTTTGTTTAATCCGAACGAATGTTCATTACCGGCATGA